CGGTTCCGCCCTGGGCGACCCGCGCTCCAGTGCCGGCGGCTCCGTCGGGGGCCGTTCCGCTTTTTACGAATAACTGTACACTGCGCCCTGAAACACTGAACGCCGAACGATAGTGAGGCGGTAAGCAGGACAAGCCCACACACAGCAACGGGAACAACGCCCCGCGCTGTGCGCGGGCAAATTTTTTGGGGCTTATGGCAGGCGCAATGCGCCGGGTGGGTTTGGGGGAAATTTTGGAGGAGGTGAACAAGCTATGCAGAGAGAAATGCCAGCGCCGGGCAGCTATGAACCGTTCCGCTTGAAAGAGAAAATTGGGGAAATGATGAAGTACGGCAGACCACTTACCAAGAATTTTAGCCGGAAAGATCGTGACCTTGCGGATGATATGCGGGTTTCTATGCTGAAAATGTACCATTTGGCCGTTGAGCTGGAAAAGAAATACTACCGCAAGACTACCGCGCAGGAGCTTGATGTGGAACTGGAATGGCTGCGCAATCTGGTGAGGATGGCGGCAGACAAAGACCTTTGCGGTGCGAAGTTTGCCCCGCCGCTGTCCATGCACCAGTACGAAACATGGGCAAGGTACAATACAGAAATCGGCTGCTTGCTGGGCAAGTATATTGCCAGCGTGAAAAAGTAGCTGTTTTTCTTTGGGAACGGGCCATTTACGGTGCCTGATTCGCGGTGGCAACTGGAACAATGGCGGCAACGCTGGGGTGTTCAATTCCAACCTGAACAACCCGCGCTCCAATGCCAACGGCAACATCGGGGGCCGTTCCGCTTTTCGTCTGTTAAATGCCAATTTAGGGCGGTGGTTCTGCGCCGCAAGGGGGCTGTGGCCTACGGGGTACAGCAGGAAGTGCAGACTAAAAGGGGCCTGTTTCCGTTCCCGCTTAGACAGGGCGGGAAAAAATTTGTATTGCCGTGGAGGCGGAAACGCCACACACGGCTTGGAGAGATCATTGGATGAAACACTGTCAGCAGGAAATGACGGTGATTCAAAACGCTTGGCCGGTGGTGTGCAATTTTGGTTGGCTGATTGAGGCTGACAGGAACGCCCGCAAGGGCAAGCGATACCGCGCCGAGGTTTTGAATTTTACCGCGCGGCTTGAAGATAATCTGTTCACCATACAGCAAGGTATGATGAACGGCAGCTATGTGCTGGGGCCATACCGCAAGCTGTGGGTGTATGTGCCCAAGAAGCGGCTGGTGATGGCGCTGGACTACCCGGACAGAATTGTGCAATGGAGCCTGTACCTGTATTTGAATCCGATCTATGACAGGCTTTTTATTGAGGATTCCTACGCTTGCCGAAAGGGCAAGGGCAGCCATAAGGCCGCAAAGCGCCTGCAATACTGGATGTGCCAAGTGCAGCGCAAGCCGGAGCCGGGCTGGTACTGCCTGAAACTGGACATAAGCAAATACTTTTACCGGGTGAACCACGAAAAGCTGCTGGCGATCTTGGAGCGGCGGGTGAAAGACCCCGCCATGATGGCGTTTATACGGGGCGTGGTGAACAGCAGAGCAGAGCCGTTCGGCCTGCCGCGCTGGCGGACACCGCAGGACACGCCGCCGGAAGAATGGATGTACGAGGTGGGTATGCCGATAGGCAACCTGACGAGCCAGCTATTTGCGAACATCTACTTAAACGAGCTTGACCAGTATTGCAAGCACAGGCTGAAAATTCATTACTATATCCGCTACATGGACGATGTAATCATCTTGGGGCAGGACAAGGAAACCTTGCACCGCTGGAAAGCGGCGGTGGAAACTTTCTTGCGGGAAGAACTGGCGCTTGATTTGAACAGCAAGACCAGCATACGCCCGGTGCGCCAAGGGGTTGAATTTGTTGGTGTGCGGATATGGCCCGCCCACATGAAGCTGCGGAAAAGCACCGTGCGCCGCATAAAGCGGGAGGTGCGCAAGATCAGTGCTTTGTATGCTGCTGGCGATATGACACGGCAGGACTTTTACCGGCGCGTTGCCAGCATTAGGGGGTTGCTAAAGCACACAGAGAGCGCAAGCCTGCGGTGGCGGCTGAACGAGATTTACCGGGCGGAACTGGAAAAGGCCAAACAAAAACAACTGCGAGAGGAGGCACAGCATGAGCCATTTGCAGATCATAGCGGAGTTGGAAACGGTGACGGAAATGCAGGCACGGGTTATCAAGATCATGGCAACACGGCTTGCAGAGCTGGGTGACACCGTGACCGGGCGTGACGAGATTGCGCAGGCCGACAAGGCATACCGCGACGCCATAGGCGGCGACGAGTGGCCGGACTGGGCGGAGAAAGGAGGAGAGGACGATGGAGAACCCTATCACACGGGAGGAGCATGAGGAGTTCCGCCGCCGCTTGGAGGAGGAGAACAAGCGGCAGGACACCCGCATTGGTATCTTGGAGGACAGTGTGCGGCAGATCGGCGCGTTGGCAACCAGCGTGGAAAAGCTGGCCTTAAGTATGCAAAGTATGCTGAAAGAGCAGGAAAAGCAGGGCAACCGGCTGGAAGTGTTGGAGGGCCGCGACGGCAAGAAGTGGCGCAAGGTCATGGGCTACATTGCCACGGCGATTGTGGGCGTTGTGCTTGGCTATCTGTTTAAGCAGATCGGTATGTAAGGGGGCGCAGGAATGTGAAGAATAGCGTTGAAAGTGTTGAAAACGCCGCAGAGAAAAAGGAGCGCCGGAACATCAAGGTTATGGATTTGATCTTGGTGATCGTCGGCGTTTCTTTGTTGGTGTTCACCATCGTCATGATACAGCTTTTCAAGGTGTACGGCACGGTGCCGGACACCCTGATTACCTGCGTTTATGCCACCCTTGGCGGTGAGTGCGGCGTTATGGGCTGGATTAAGACCACAAAAGACCGCAACCGGGAACGGAAGTGGGAACAGGAGGACAAGCAGGAGGCAAAGGCCGAGGCGGCGGAGCTGCCGCCCGGCGATATGCCCGGCGCATAATGCGTAAACAGAAAACCACGGAGGGCTGCGGGTGCGGCCCTCTCTCTTTTGGAGGAAACCGTATGGAACAAAGAAAATTTCTCGCAATGGTGGGGCTGCTGGCACAGGCCGATATGCAGAAAAGCGGAATCCTTGCCAGCCTGACCATTGCGCAGGCGATCTTGGAAAGCGGCTGGGGAACATCGGAGCTTGCCACCAAGGCCAACGCCCTGTTTGGCATTAAGGCCGACGCGCGGTGGAGCGGGAAAGCGTACAGCAAGGACACCAAGGAGTGTTACGACGGCGTGACCTACACCACCATTACCGCGCTGTTCCGTGCCTATGACAGTTGGGCAGAAAGCGTTGCCGACCATAGCGCATTTTTGCTGGCGAACAAGCGGTACGCGGCGGTGGTTGGTGAACGCGACTACAAGGCGGCCTGCAAAGCGATCAAGGCGGCGGGCTATGCCACCGACCCCGGCTACCCGCAAAAGCTGATTGGGTTGATTGAGAAATACGGCTTGACCGTGTACGACGGCAAGGTGAAACAGGAGGACAAAGCGAGTATGAATATCAGCATTACCAAGAAAACCAGTACCCACAACACCACGGCGGCAGCAGGCCGCGCAATCCGGTACATCGTTGTGCATTACACCGCTGGTGTGACCTCTAAGCCGGGCAGCGCGGCGGGCACGGCCTCTTACTTTGGCGGCACCTCTAAGCAGGTTTCGACGGACTTTATCGTGGACGACGGCGGCGCGGTGCAGTACAACGGCGATATTCGCAACCGCTACACTTGGCACTGCGGCGGCGGAAAGTACAATACCAAGGGCGGTGCTTACTACGGCAAGGCCACGAACCGCAACACCATTGGCATTGAGGTATGCTCTACCAATGACACCGGCAAAATGACTGTTGCCAACGACAGCCATTGGCGCTTTACCGACAAGGTTGTGAGCAATCTTGTGGAGCTGGTGAAGTACCTGATGGCGGAATACGGTATTGACGCCGCCCATGTTATCCGCCACTATGATGTGAACGGCAAGCCGTGCCCCGGTATCATCGGCTGGAACGAGGACACCGGCAGCGCCGCCAAGTGGGCCGCGTTCAAAGCCCGTCTTGGTGCAGCTACCCCCGGCGGGCAGACAGGCGGCAGCACGAACACCGGCACCGCCACGGGCAACACTGCGCTGACATACAAGGTGGGCGACATTGTGCAGTTTGCGGGTGGCAAGCACTACGCCAACGCGCAGGCCGCCAGCGGCACCACCGTGAAGCCCGGCCCGGCCAAGGTGACGGCGGTTGCCACGGCTGGAAAGCACCCCTACCACCTTGTACATACCGATAGCACCAGCACCGTGTATGGCTGGGTGGACGCGGCGGCCATTACCGGCAAAGCAAGCGCTACCCCGGCGGCCAAGACCTACACCGTGAAAGCGGGCGACAGCCTGTGGCGCATTGCTGCGCAGCAGCTTGGCAATGGTGCCCGCTACAAGGAGATCAAGACCCTGAACGGGTTGAAAAATAACACCATCCACGCCGGGCAGGTTTTGAAGCTGCCCAATTGACCGACTATATATAGGAGGAAAAGATCATGAATGAAGTTGTGACAATCGTTGTGAACAATCTGCTGGAAATCGTGTTTGCGGTGCTGGGTGCGTCCTTTACCGCGCTGGTTATCCCGTGGTTGAAAGACACTGGCCTGCCTTGGCTGAAAGAAAAGCGCCTGTACTCCATCGTGAAGAAGTTCGTGGAGGCCGCCGAGAAGCAGGCCGAGGCGGGTACCATTGACAAGGCGACCAAAAAACGCTTTGTCGTGGAGTTGTTGGAGGCAAACGGCATTACTGTTACCCCGGAGATCAACGCATTTATTGAGGCGGCGGTGAAAGAACTTGATCTTGCCGAGAAAAACGCCATTGGGGAGATCGGAAAAATTTTTTCTGACGCCGAGCAGACCCCGCAGAACTAAATACTAAGATATGGCCCCGACTGCTGTTCGTTTTGAACGGTGGCCGGGGCCTTTTCTGTTATGCGGAGAGGTTGACAAAAGCGCCGCAGACCGCTATTTTTGAATGGTATTGTGTGCTAAAGCTGCACAGAACGGCAGAAGCCGACACTGGCAGCGCAGATGTTGGAGAGGAGGAAACACAGTGCGAACCTATAAGCACCTGACCATGACAGACCGCTTGCGCATAGAAAAGTGGCTGAAAATGGGGATGAAGCCGCGAGAGGTGGCGGACAAGCTGCGCGTTCATGTTTCGACTATTTACCGGGAGTTGAAGCGCGGCGCGTATGACAGGTTGGACGGCGGAACATGGGAGGTCAAAACCGCGTACAGCCCGGATATTGCCGAGGAGAAATACCAAGCCCACCTGCGGGAAAAGGGGCCGGACTTGAAAATAGGCAATGACCATGAGCTGGCAAACTATATTGAAACCACGATTTTAGACAAAGATTGTAGCCCGGCGGCGGTGCTGGGGTTTGCCATGATTGAGGGAAAAAAGTTCAAAACCAGTTTGTCGGTGCCGACAATCTACAAGTACATTGCCAAGGGCTTGTTCTTGAACCTGACGCAAGAGGAGTTGCCCCGGCACGGAAAGAAAAAGCATAAGTATAAGAAAGTGAAGAAGAACAAAAGCGCCAGCCGCGCCCCGGCGGGCGAAAGCATTGAACAGCGCCCGGAGGAGATCGACGAGCGGGAGGAGTTCGGCCATTGGGAGGGCGACACTGTGTACAGCGGCAAGGGAAAGCGAAAAACCACCCGCGCCCTACTGACCATGACCGAGCGCAAGACCCGGAAAGAAATCATTATAGCGATACCAAACCGCAAGGCTGAAACGGTGGTCAAGGCGCTGGACGCGCTGGAACGGAAACTTGGTGCCCGGCGGTTTAGGGCGATCTTCAAAAGCATTACCTTTGACAACGGCACCGAGTTTGCGGCGGCGGAGGAGCTGGAACGCTCTTGTGTCAACAAGCGCCTGCCCCGGACTAAAGTGTATTTCTGCCACCCGTATTCCTCTTGGGAGCGGGGCACCAACGAGAACACCAACGGCATGATTCGGCGGCGGTTCCCCAAGGGCACGAACTTTGCGGCGGTGACGAACGCGCAGATCGCGCAGGCCGAAAACTGGATAAATAATTATCCACGGAAGATATTAGGGTACAAGTCAAGCGAGATCGTATTTAGAGAGTGCCTGCGGGAACTGGGCATTGCGGCATGATGGGTAGATAAAGAGAGCAAAATATAGATAAATCGTTGAAAAAGGCGTGATGTGTTATAGTCGGTGCAATAGAATAGGGGTTATAACAGGCTGCCAACAAAAGAGTGAATGTTGACGGCTTTGTTGTGGTGCGATAAAATGTACAAAAATATAAGCAAAAAGTTGTTGCATTTGACTATTGAATTTTTCCAGGAATCTTACAGAAAGCATTGACACATTTTGCGTTTCTATGATAAAATATAACGAAAACAAATGCGAAGGAAAAGGAGAAGCGGACGAATGCTGTCAAAAATGAACGCTGAACTGAAAAAGCAGTTTGCAGCCGTTTTTGCGGTGGGTTCCGTGTTTCCTTTTTTCGCTTTTTGAACTTTTCCGTTTGTGGAAAAGTTCTTTTTTTTGCCTGTCCGCGGGCTGCAATGCCCGCATCCGCCCATCCGAAATACGAACAGGGAGGTAAAAGAATATGCTGCTCATCAACGCTGTAAACGCTGCGGGCCGCCCGGTGGAGCTTTTCGTGAAAGACGGAAAGATCGCCGCCGTGGGTCAGGACCTTTCCGCACTGGCCGGGGAGGGGGAGACTGTCCTCGATGCAGGCGGTCTGACCGTGCTGCCTGCCTTTGTGGATCTGCACTGCCACTGGCGCACCCCGGGCTTTGAATATAAGGAGGACATTGCCACCGGAAGCATGGCTGCGGCCGCAGGCGGCTACACCTTTGTCAACCTGATGCCCAACACAAAGCCCATCTGCTCCTCTGCCGCACAGGCAGCCATGGTGGAGCAGAAGGCCGCCGAGGTGGGCCTGTGCGATGTGAACCAGACCGTTTCCATCACCGAGAACTTTGACGGCAAGACCATCGACCACCTCAAGACCCTGCCCGCCAGCGTGAAGTTCATCACCGAGGATGGCCACGGTGTGCAGGACAACGCCACCATGGCCCGGGCCTTTGCCATCTGCACCCAGCGGGATATCACTGTGATGAGCCACGCCGAGGATATGGAGATCAGCCCCTGGGATTACCGGCTGGCTGAAGACCTGGAGACCGTGCGCAACTGCTGGCTGAGCGAGTACTACCAGACCAGGCTGCACATGTGCCACGTTTCCACCCGTGGCGCGCTGGAGGCCATCCAGATGGCAAAGCTGCGCGGCGCACCCGTGACCTGCGAGGTGACCCCGCATCACCTGTGGTTCAACAATGAGACCTGCGATTACCGGGTCAACCCGCCCATCCGCACCGCGGATGATGTGCAGGCGCTCATCGATGGTATCCGTTCCGGTGTGGTGGATGCCATTGCCACAGACCACGCTCCCCACTCCGAGGAAGACAAGCTGAAGGGCATGGCCGGTATGGTGGGCAGCGAGACCGCCTTTGGGGTCTGCTACACCAAGCTCTGCAGGGAAGAGGGCCTGCCGCTGGAACTGCTGGTGCACCTGATGAGCACCCGCCCGGCAGAGATCCTGGGCCTTGCCAAGGGCCAGCTGGAGCCCGGCTACGATGCAGACTTCGTGCTGGTGGATCTCGACACCCCCTACACCGTGGACAAAGAAAAGCTGCACTCCAAGAGCCATAACTGCCCCTTTGATGGTGCACAGCTCTACGGCAGGGTCTATGCCACCATCAAGGGCGGCAAGCTGACCTATCAGGCTGAGGAGTAAAAGTCAGAACGTATCACTTCACCTCTTTGCCAAGGGCTCCCCTACTAGGGGAGCTGGCAGCGCGTCAGCGCTGACTGAGAGGTTTAATTCGTAATAAGAGAGTATGGAGGAACCCGACAATGACAAACATGGACAAGCTTTACGAAGCAGTTGCAGCCCGCGGCCCGGTGTGTGTGGGTCTGGACACTGATTTCAGCT